CTGCATCGGGCTGGAGATTATCTGTGCACAGCTGTTTCTTTTCGAGCATACTCCGGCGCGTCAGCTGCTCAAATACGCGAACCAGATTTATATTGATACCGGCGCGGTGTTTGGTGGCTGCCTGACTTTGCTGAAGGTGCAGGGTGGTGGTCATGCTTAACCGAACTCAACGGCGGTGCAAAATCTGCCGGGCGAAGTTTACCGCGGCCTTTGAAAATCAGCGCTGGTGCTGCCCTGAGCATGGGGCAGAATTTGCCATGCAGGAACTGGAGAAGAAGCGAGAGAAGCAGGCCCAGGCGAAAGAGAAGAAAGAGCGCGCGGCCTGGCGGAAGCGCAAAGCAGCTGTGAAACCTCTCCGGCACTGGGAAGACATGACCCAGCGCGTCGTTAATGACTACATTCGCGAGCGGGACTTTGACCTGCCGTGCATCAGCTGCGGCACATTCGAAACGGTCCAATGGGAAGCAGGACATTACCGTTCCCGCGGCAAGGCATCGCACCTGCGCTACAACGAAGACAATATCAATAAGCAGTGCCATCACTGCAACGTGCAGCTGTCGGGCAACCAGCAGCAGTACCGCATCGGCCTGGTAGAGAAAATCGGCACTGAGCGCGTCGAGGCGCTCGAAAACAACAACACCCCTCACCGATACACCATCGAAGAACTGGAAGGCATCAGGCGCCATTACAGCGCGCTACGCCGTGCGCTCATAAAACAACGGGAGGCTGCATGAGCACAGAAACCGAAATTGAACTGGGAAAGGTTATAGCTTTCCCAGCGAAGAATAACGACCTGCAGGATGGGCTCGTTATTCAGCGCGAAGGTAAGAAGGTGATGTGTCTGCACTCCACCGTTTGGGTTAACGAAAAGGACCGGACCTTACGCTGCAGGAAGTGCGAAACATTGATCGAACCTTTTGACTTCTTGATGACGCTCTGTGACCAGGAGTCTCGCTACATGGAGAGCGTGAAATATCTCCGACGGGAAGAAAAGCAGCGCCGCCAGAACATCGAGAAACTCATTCAGATTGAGAAGAACGCAAAGTCCCGAATTCGCCGTGCCGGGGATAAGTCTCCACTTCCTCTCTGGCAGAACGAGAGGGTTGACGAATGAGCCGTGACGTTATCGAACGCATCCGCGACCGCTGGATAAAGCTCCGTCTTTTACGCAGCAGCGGCACCGTACTGGTTGACTACCGCATTCTCAAGAATTTCATTCGCATCTATCAGACCCTGGGAGAGAAAGCATGAAACTGGAATTAACCAACGAACAGCACCAGTGGATAGATCAGTGGCTCCAGCTTTGGGGCGCATGGTGCCAGACAGGGAAGATAGACAAGGCGATGATAAATATGATTGCCAAATTCATGGCCACGGTTGAACCGCAAGCACCATCAAGGCCTGTATGCAGCGATGATGACGGGATGCTGATTGATGCCGTTATCCGGCATTACCTGAAAGACGTAGATGAGAACGCATGGAAGGTAATTTTTGCCTATTACGTCTGTAACTCAAGCGAGATAAGGATCGCCTCATGGCAGCATGCTGTGAGCAAACCTCGCCTGATGAAGACACGCGCCGGAAACCAGTATAAGCACCCGAGCATTTCAACCATCCGCCGGGAAGTTAAGCAGGTTATCAACGCGGCGCTCTTCTGCCTGTACCAGCCGCTGCAAAATGCGTTTAACGATCGCGAAAGTGTGAGGAAAATTGCAAAAAATAGTCATAACGTGCTTGCATTTCAATGAACAAATGAGCAATATATTTAGTGTAGGTTGGCGTATTTGCGTTTGACCTATCAGAACACCAAAGCCTCGCCATCGTGCGGGGCTTTTTCATTTGTGGTGAGAGAACATGTCGGTTAACACCGGCCAATAACGAAAGCAGTGAGTGATTGCATCGTTAATCGAGAGATGAGCGCTCGGCCCGCACACCAATTTCTAAGCAACACTTGCTTACCCTCAGCCAGCCATCGTGCTGGCTTTTTCTATTTCAGGCTCACGGGAATCATCCTCGACGTGCTTTGTTGATAAATCCAGCCCGAGAGCCTGACCCCTTACTACAGACATCACCCCGGGTAATTCGGAGGTGGAGACTATGAAGATGCCTAACACACCGCATGGCTGGGCGGACATCAGCGAGATCCTTGCGTCCTGGTGGCGCGGTGACGTGCCCATCGGTGGCGTCATTATGGCAATCGTGATGGCTGTCCTGAGAATGGCCTACTCAGGTAGCAGCTGGAAGGAAACCTTATTTGAAGGATTGATGTGCGGCGCTCTGGCGCTGACAACTTACTCTGCGCTTGATTACTTTGATGTACCAAAAGCCCTGACTGTAGGGATCGGTGGCTTCATTGGCTTTATTGGCGTGAAGAAGCTCAGCACATTCCTGTCCGGTTATGTCGGCAATCGTTTCGGAGGCGGAAATGCAGATAAGCAATAACGGCATTGCTCTGATAAAGGGCTTTGAAGGCTGTCGCCTGACCGCATACCCCGACCCGGGGACTGGCGGTGCGCCCTGGACTATTGGCTATGGCTGGACGTATCCCGTTGACGGAAAGCCAATTAAGCCAGGAATGAAGATTGACCAGGCTACCGCTGACCGGCTGTTGAAAACAGGACTGGTGAGCTACGAAAACGATGTGCTGAAGCTCGTTAAAGTAAAGCTGACTCAGAATCAATTTGATGCTCTGGTATCGTTTGCCTACAACGTCGGCTCCCGCGCACTCTCAACTTCCACTTTGCTGAAGAAGCTTAACACCGGCGACATCAAAGGCGCTGCCGATGAGTTCCTGCGTTGGAATAAGTCTGGCGGCAAAGTAATGGCCGGCCTTACGAATCGCCGCAAGGCTGAAAGAGCGTTGTTTTTATCATGACAGCCGAAGCCATTCTGACGCTGGTGAAAAAGTTCTGTCTTCCGGCTCTCATTGCTGTGCTGATTTGCGCGCTGGCTATCGCGGCCAGTCACTACAAAGGCAAAGCCGAGCAGGAAAGACAGAGAGCCGATGGTGCCGAGCATAACCTGAAGCTGGCTAACGCCACCATCACCGACATGCAGACCCGTCAGCGCGATGTAGCTGCACTGGATGCCAAATACACGAAGGAATTAGCCGATGCAAAAGCTGAAAAGGATGCTCTGCAGCGCAAGCGTGAGAAGGGTGGTCGGGTGCTCGTCAAAGGCAAGTGTCCAGTGTCAGCCGCAACCCAAACCGCCGGCGCCGCCAGCGTGGGCGATGATGCCACCGTCGAACTCTCTTCAGTTGCTGGACGAAACGTTCTCGGTATCCGGTCCGGAATCCTCAGTGACCAAACAGCCCTGAGGGCGCTGCATGAATACATCAGCACGCAGTGCCTGAGGTGATCATGCTTCTACTCTTCATTCTCCTGTCGATATGGCTCTGTCGACTACCGGAGAAGACGGCCTGGCTAGCGGTTAGGCCAAATATCTCAATGCTGGCGCTCGAAGATGAGCATCCGGCACGCAGTAAGGGGCTGCGCTGAGATAAGAGCCTGCATTACAGGAGCCATTCTCCGAGTGGCTTCGATAATGCTTACCCGACAAGAAGCATAGATCTGGTGTCGACCAAAGAGGTGATCCACATCTTGACGGCTCGCAAAGACGAGAAGTGACTGAGCAACTCTGAGAAGAAGTGGCAATGTTGCGTTTATAAGATTCTGCAGGTGGTGCCTGTAAAGTGCCATTGGCAGAGTTTTATGTAAGTTTCATGAGTTGCCGGTTAAATAATTCCCCGGCAAGTATCCGAACAACCCAGAGGAATGTTCTGTATGGCTGAAGTTGAAGACCGCCGACCATTCCCTCCCGTCAACTTCATTGGCGAAAACTGGCTACCGTATACGCGGATTATCCCGGCTACTGAAGTCGGAGAGTGGGTAAATCAGCACATACTCTCTGACGAAGGCCGGCTCCATAACCCTGACCACGAGCACCTCGCTAATGCACTCGCTGACGCTGATATCGCGTTTATGTGGGCGTCGGGTGCATTCGCCAAAAGTGGCCGCGTTGTGATGGGCCAGTGTGAGCAGGTAATGATGCGCGCCGGCGGCTGGCAGAAGTCCCGCATGGAACAGCAGATGCATGAATGGTTCGGTCGTATACCGAAGTTCATCATCACGCTGGCTGCAGACTACTGCGAGCAATGCAGCGACCTCGAATTCTGCGCACTGGTTGAGCATGAGCTTTACCACATTGCCCAGGCTACCGATGACTACGGCGCGCCGAAATTCAATAAAGAGACCGGTATGCCGGTGTTGAAACTTCGCGGTCACGATGTCGAAGAGTTCGTTGGAGTGGTCCGGCGTTACGGCGCCAGCAAAGACGTGCAGGAAATGGTTGATGCGGCGAACAGGCCGGCGGAGGTTGCTCATATCGATGTTGCCAGGGCTTGCGGGACTTGCATGCTGAAGCTGGCGTAAATTTAGGACTGGTTAGGACGGATGGTGAATTATGGCGGCATTAAAACCAGAGGTTAAAGCTTTCATAATTCAATCTGTTGCGTGCTACGAAGCCCCATCACAAGTAGCCGATGCCGTCCTAAAAGAATTTGGGGTAAAAATAACCCGGCAGCAGGTGGATCAAAACGATCCAACGAAGGTTAGCGGGAAAGGACTCGCCAAAAAGTGGGTAGACCTTTTCAATGCCACCCGAGACCGATTCCTTAATGAGATATCCGATATACCGATCGCCAATAAAGCGTACCGTCTCCGCGTACTTAACCGCATGGCCGTAAATGCTGAAAACATGAATAACTACGGCATGACCGCACAACTGCTTGAGCAAGCCGCTAAGGATGTTGGCGACGTCTACACGAACAAGCAGAAAGTAGAGCAAAGCGTGGTTGCGACTCATAACGTTATGCCGGTCCCGTCCTGCGATAACGTTGATGACTGGGAAAAGGCGGCACAAAAACAGCAGGGCGAGGTATTGGGTGGATGAATTACAAAGCAGTATGGAAGCCTCTACCTGGCTCGCAATCGCTCTCACTTAGCTGTCCATGTAATGAGATCCTCTACGAGGGAACGCGCGGCCCCGGAAAAACAGCGGCGCAGTTGGCTCGCTTTCGCCGGCTGGTAGGTCTGGGCTATGGCTCATTCTGGCGTGGGGTGATTTTCGATACCGAGTATAAAAACCTCACCGACATCATCACGCAGTCGAAGCGTATGTATCGCCTGTTCAACGACGGGGCACGCTATCTCGCGTCTGCGTCAGAGCTGCGCTGGGTATGGCCTACGGGCGAAGAGCTGCTCTTCCGCTTCGGGAAAGAAGAGAGCGACTACTGGGACTATCACGGGCAGGAATTCCCGTTCATCGGGTTCAACGAACTGACAAAGCAACAATCAGCCGAGTTCTACGAAATGATGTTCTCCTGCAGGCGCTCATCGTTCAGGCCTGAGAATTATCCGCTTGCTAACGGCTCTCTGCTTAGGCCGATCCCGCTTGAAACGTTCAGCACGACTAACCCCTTTGGTATCGGCCATACGTGGGTGAAGAAGCGCTTCATAGAGCCAGCGCCTCGCGGAACCATCATTCGCGAAACTCAGCGGGTCTTTAACCCTCAGACCGAGAAAGAAGAGGATGTGACGCTAACCCGCGTTGCAATCCACGGCTCATTCAAAGAGAACCCGTATCTTGATCCGCAGTACATCGCGACCCTGATGGCTATCAAAGACCCGAACCGGCGTAAAGCGTGGGTAGAAGGTTCATGGGACGTCACCAGCGGCGGCCGTTTCGACCATCTGTGGAATGAATCGCTGCACGTAATAAAGCCGTTTCGCATACCGGATAGCTGGACCGTTGACCGGTCCCATGACTGGGGCGAGTCAAAGCCGTTCTCCAACCTGTGGTGGGCGCAAGCAGATGGCACCGTCGCCGAGCTGCCTGATGGCCGCCAGTTCTGCCCGCCGGCCGGCTCGCTGATCTTGATTGGTGAGTGGTACGGCTGCCCGCCGGATGAGCTGAACAAGGGCCTGAATATGTCGTCCACGAACGTCGCTAAAGGCGTGGCGTGGATAGACAAGCGGTTAGTGGGCGAAGACGTCGACGAACCGGAAGAGATTCAACTCGACGGGGTTACGCAGGGCCAGTTGCACATTATGCCTGGCATCTGCAGCGAGGTTATTCCTGGGCCGGCTGACGGCTCGATATTCAACACCGGGGATAACGAGTTATCGATCGCTCAGAAGATGGAGAGTCAAGGCGTTGAATGGCTTGCAGCCGACAAAAAGCCCGGTTCTCGCATCAATGGCGCGTCGATATTCGCTGACATGCTGGAAGCTGTAATCGAAGGTAAGAGGTTGGAAGCAGGCGTGCCTGAGAAGCCAGCCTTCTACGTTTTCGACTACTGCCGAGGCTGGATTAGCCGTATCCCTGTGCTTGTCCGCGACGATAAAAACCCTGACGACGTAGACACCCAGCAGGAAGATCATGACTGGGATGGCACACGTTACCGCGTACTGCACTCACCGAAAAAGGTTGGCGCAGTCTTCTTCTAAGGAGCTCATCAGTGAGTGAATTAAGCACCGGGGAACAATTCCTCGTTAATGCCCTTGCTGATGCTATCGGGCGCCAGCGCATGCTTTATGCAGGGCGTAATGGCAACGTCAAACGGACCAAGTTATGGGATGAGTTCGGTTACCCGGACACTCTGACGTTCGACAATTTCTATCGCCAGTATCGCCGCGGCTCAACCGGTTTTGCAGCTGTCCATAAGTTGCTGGATTCCTGCTGGATGGACAGGCCGACCATTATCGATGGTGACGAAGACAAGGAGTCGACCAAAACTACTCCCTGGGAAAAGTCAGTTACCAAGCTGATGAAAAAGCACTGGGCGAAAATTAAAGACGCCGATCGCCGCAATATGGTCGGGCGTTACTCAGCGCTCCTGATTCAGGTTAAGGATAGCCGTGACTGGAGCGAGCCTGTTGATGTGGAGCTGGTCCAAAAGCTTGGCAGTGCTGCGCTGGTTAAACTCATTCCGGCATGGGAGCAACAAGTTAAGCCGGGTAATCTTGATATTGATACTTGGTCAGAAACCTACGGGCAGCCGGTCAGCTATCAGTTCAATGAACAACCGATAGGCGACGAGGGCACGTATAGCAGCCCTCGTTCGGTTCAGGTGCATCCGGACCGCATCATTCTGCTCTGTGAAGGTTCCGAAGATGAAAATATCCTGTCGGGAATCCCTCTTCTTGAGGCCGGCTACAATGACCTCCTCGATATCGAGAAGACGAAAGGCGGCAGTGCTGAGGGGTTCCTGAAGAACGCCAGCCGCCAACTGGCTATGGAATTCGATGCTGCAACCCAGATTGATACGCTCATCAAGCAAGCCAAGGATGCTGGATATAACAGCCTTGGTGATGCGATGAATGACAAGGTAAATAAGCTTAACCGCGGTACGGATGCGGCAATAGCCATGCAGGCAGGGAAGGCGAGCGTTCTTTCTGTTGCGGCAGCTGATCCGACACCAACGTGGACGGTTTCTGCAAACTCATTCGCGTCGACGATTCAGTGCCCGTTTAACATCCTGTTTGGCAAGCAGACCGGCAACCTCGCTTCAGAGGAAGATAAAACGGCGTGGGCTAACCGTTGCAATGAGAGACGCTGGGGCTTTATGTCCGACGTCATCACGCGAGTGATAGAGCGATTTTGGACCATCGGCATTATCGACCCGCCGAAGTCTGGTGAGGTCACTCTGGCATGGTCCGACTTGCTGGCACCCAGTGAGAAAGAAAAACTCGCTAATATGGCGACGATGGCGGATGTGGCGCAGAAAACGCAGCAAGCCTACGGCACCCCGGCGGTTGATGAAAACGAGGTGAGGGCAGTTGGTGAGTTGGAGCCTCGCAAGGAGGTGACTCCGCCCAACCCAGATAACAAGGTGACAACCGATGATCCTCTTTCCGATGACTCAGGAGCAAAAGAGTAAAGTCGGCACACCGATAATCCCCCGCAGCAAAGTCGACCCCACGCAATCAGCAAAGCCCGTTAGCAAGATGTTTCAGGATATCGAAGGCAGATATCTGGATATCAAGCGCCGGCTGAAGGTACTGTTTGACCAGCGGTTAACTGGCCGGCAGAGGGAGGCTAACGGTGAGCGATCATGGCTGATGTGCAATAACGAAGGCGCTGAGCTGTCGCTCTACCAAGTTAACGCCGGCACCTACATTTACGACATGACGGCGGCGCAGTTGGCCGACCTTCTCCAGATTGTGCAAACGATTCTGGATGATGCTCTGCTCGATGGTGGCAGCCAGAACCTCTGGGCGCTGGATTATGTCTCCTCAGAGTATGAGAGAGGAACGCAGCGGGCCTTCACTAACCTGTCTGTACAGTCGACGGTCTACTCCAGCCAGACGTCGCTGCAGCAACTGCTGTCCAGCCCTGCATACCAGAACCAGATCGCCAGTGCTTACATCAGTACATACAGCGACTGGAAGGGGATAAGTGATGCTGTTCGCGCCGATCTCGCTAACGTTATTGCCGATGCCATAGGCCGCGGAATTAACCCCCGGGAAACAGCCAGCATTATCAGCAAGCGCCTTGATGTGTCGATGGGTAAAGCTAAGACCATCGCCCAGACCGAGCAGGTAGGCACGCTGCGGCAGGCACAATGGAACGAAACGGACTGGGCGGCTGATCGGCTTGGGCTGAATACCGGCCTTCTGTGGCTGTCGGCGCTAAAGCCTACGACGAGGGAGTGGCATCGGGCCAGGCACGGTAAAGTTTTTACGACGGAAGAAGTCAGGGACTTTTATGCAGAAAACGGTAACAGATATACCTGTTATTGTGCTCAGGTTCCGGCCCTAATTGATGATAACGGCAAGCTCTTTAACGAAGGGCTGTCAGATAAGCTCGCAGCCGAGCGCAAAGCGTGGAAGCCGGGAGAGTAAAGCGGTAAAATGGTCATGTCCGGCTCGGGTAGCTCCCGAAAACGCAGAACACAGACTGCGCGCCGGACACCATCATCTGTGAAGCCTACTGTGAGGTTTGAAATGAGCAATATCGATGAGCTGAAATTGCTTCAAAAGCAATCTTTGGCAGCCGCGAGACTCAGCGGAGAAAAACACTACCGTGGTTATGTTCCGTGTAAGCATGGGCATGTTTCTGACAGGCTGGTATCAACCCAGCAATGCTGCAAGTGCCTCGAATTAAGAAAGCGTGGCATGCGTAAAGCAGATGGGGTTCCCCAGTCGAAATCATCAAGAGTGAAGAAAAATACAGCCCTCAACCTGGGGAAAACACACTATTTCACAGGCGTGGCATGCAAGCGTGGCCACATCGCCACCCGACTTGTGTCGACGAGGCAATGTACTGAATGCCTATCCTTGCGGGATCGTAAAGATGCTCCGCAGATATTAAGTGAGGCGGCGAAAAACAGGCTGAACGCAGCCAGACGTAGTCGAGTTGGTCGGGCCAAGAGCAGGGCGTACTACGGCAATGTTTTAAAGCATGACCCTTGCTATAAGCTGCGCCGCAAGGCCTATGACGAAATCAATAATGCTCTCACCTGGAATAGCGGAAAGGTGAAAATGGCGATTGGCTACACCTCTGACGAACTGCGCGAGCGTATACAGTCTCAATTCCAGCCCGGAATGAAATGGAACAATAGGGGCGAATGGGAGATTGACCACCGTAAGCCCATATCAGCCTTTATCGCTGAAGGGGTGACCGATCTGATGGTCATTAATGCGCTGGATAATCTCCAGCCCCTCTGGAAAGAGGAAAATGCCATCAAGGGCAGCAAATACATACCAGCTTAATCAAACACAACAAGGTCGCTCAGGCGGCCTTTTTTATTGCCTGAAATCCACCAATGAGGACCCAGCATGAAACGCAACCGCGTTAACGTGCTGACCGTCGTCAACTCCGCTTCAAACATCACCACTGAAACCATCGACGGCAAGCCACATATCGTGGTTCGCGGCATCACGCCTGTCGTGGACGATATTGTGATGAACCGGAAGTTGTACCCGGCAGCAGAAATCGAAAAAGCCTACAACACGCTTGAGCGTAACCCGATGCCGCTGGGCCACCCGAAAGTGGATGGTAAGCATGTTTCGGCGCGCGATGTCCGGGCGGTGAATGAATATCACGTCGGCGCATGGCTGCAGAACGTCAGCCACAAAGACGGGAAGGTGACGGGCGACATGTACGTCAACCGCCAGTACGCCGAATCCAGCGATAAGGGCAAGCGCCTGGTTAACCGTCTGGATGAGATGGCAGCCGGTACCAACACCGACCCGATCCACATCTCCACGGGCCTGCTGTATTCAGGCATCGCGGCCAACGGCGAATCGAAGGGTAAGAAGTACAACGAAATTGTCACCAACATGGTTTTCGACCATACAGCCGTGCTGCTCGATGAACCCGGGGCCGGGACGCCAAGTGAAGGCGTTGGGATCTTCGTGAACTCCGAAGGCGAAGAGGTAGAGATTGAAGTTGCTCTGCTCTCTGATGCCGCCGACTGCACCCGCGAAGGGCTGCTGAACAAAACCCGATTCTTCTTCACCAACGCCTCGAATTTCTCTTTCGACGATATCCAGCGTGCCATTAGCGACAAACTTCACGAAGGCCGTGCTGATGATAAATGGCTCTGGCCCGAATCGGTATGGCCGGACAACTTCATCTACCGCGATGAAGCCAAGTATTTCAAACAGAAGTACCTCATCGATGACGACGGCAAAGCCGTGTTCGTCGGCGAACCTGTAGAAGTCGTGCGCAAACCCATTGAGTACGAGATTAAAACCAACGGAGAGAACGATCCGATGAAAGAACTGATTATCAATGCGCTGCAAGCCGCGGGTAAGCCGACTGAAGGCAAGTCCGATGCCGAACTGATGGACGCTTACAACCAGTTAGCGGCAGAGAAGGCGGCAGCCAAGAAAGAAGGTGATGACGAAATTGACCCCGCCACCGGAAAGCCTAAGAAAAAAGAACAGGCCAGCAACAGCGAAGAAGCGCCGGCATGGTTTAAGCCCTTTGCTGACGATCTCGCCGCGGTTAAGTCTGGCCTTACCGCCAACTCTGACAAAGAGAAGGGCGAAAAGCGCGCGGTCGTAAAAGCGAAATTCGGGCTGGACGACCTCGCGGTGAATGCGCTTGACGGCGCCGCCCTTGATGGCCTGTTTGCTCAGTGCCAGACCTCTACCGGCCTGAATGGTGCATTCCGTCCGGTCAACAACAACGATTCTTTCAGCGAAATGCCGGAGTAAAAAATGGCTAAAGACGGGAAACACGTAATTCACGCGGGCGGGATTTTCCCCAACCCGCAACTTAATCGTGAAGGTTCTGCGGCCGCAGCGTTTCTGCCGGGTACCGTTATCTTTTTCAGCGCAGCCAAGCCGACACCCTCTGTTGACGGCACTGAAGACGCGATTCTCTACGTCGCTAACTACGACTATCTGCGCTGCAAAACGGTTGACGATGCCTATGCGATCGGTGACTGGGTGGTAAACATCCAGCCAACGCCTGGCGTTTTCCTCAACGTTCGCGCTGCCGCTGGTACCTACACCAAGGGCCAGCCGGTTTCTGTGGCCAATGGCCAAATTAAAGCACTGGCAGAGGGTGAAACCATCTTTGCCTATGTCGAAGAAGACAAGTCCCTGACCGCCACAGCAGGCGATCTGGTTCGCGTCGTGTTCAAGTAAGGAGAGACTGAATGTTTGTATTTTCCACCCGACGCGCGACTGAGACGGGCAACCTCGAAGCGAACCAGGCGCAGTTCAATGAGCTGCAACTGGCGCGCAATATGAGTGCTCAGGCCGTTGCTGATTTCGTATCCCGCACCCGCTGGCGTGGTGATGCGGCAAACACTCCGGCGCTGGACGCGACGAACGCTGTCGACGATATCCGCCGCCTGTATCGCGCTTATGATCAGACTGTGCTGGCTGAATTCGAACCAACTACTGAATTCACTCTGCTTAACGACCTGATCCCGTTGTCCCGCTCTGTCCGTCTTGAAGAGTCCGTGTACGAGTATGCTCGCACCGGTGGCCGCGGCTGGGCGCATACCTCCATGTCCGGCCAGATTGGTGCGGCGCTTGATGCGCGCGCGTACACCTTCGACGGTACGATGGTTCCGATCCACGACTCTGGCTTCAAATTCCAGTGGCGTGACCCTATTTTCAACAAAGGCTCCGCTCTGGCTTCTCTGGCCGACGCTCAGCGCGGCTCTGTTGATGATGTTCGTCGTCAGTACGTGGATTACGTCTTCAATGGCTTCCGAGATTCCGCTGGCAACTATATCGCCTTTGATGGCAAGACCTGGAAGGGGGTGAAAGCCGATGAGCGGGTACAGATTGTCGATCTCAGCGCTTCCGGCCTAAATATCGACTTCACCAGCGCAAGCGCAACGGCGGAGCAAATCCGCAACGCGGCCATCGCACTACGTGGCGTGATGAAGCTTACCAACCTGCAGTATGCGCAGCAGACCTGGTATGTTTCCGGTCAGATCATCACCAACCTTGAACGCTACTTCAGCGATAACTACCAGTCCGACACCATTCTGCTGGAGCTGTTGAAGCTCTCCGGTATTGCTGCCATCAAAGAAGATGCGCAGCTGACCGGTAACCAGATCCTTATTGTCCCGCTTACTGCCGGCGTTATCGCTCCGATTGTAGGTCAGGCCGTTGGTACCGTTGCGGACCCACGCCAGTTCTACAACAGCGACTACGTCTGGCGCACCTGGGGTGCGATGGGCCTGATGGTTAAGACTGACATCAACAATCGCAAATCCGTTATCTACGCACACAGCTAAGGGGCATTTATGGCACTGGTAAAAGTGGTTCGAGACAACCTGCTTTCCGGTGCCAATCTCCAGAAGCTGGAGGTTGGCGCGCAGGTCTCGGTAAGCGGTGATGTCGCTAAACGTTGGGCGGCCGCCGGTCTGGTTGAAATCATTAGCGATGAAGATCAGGTGCTGGAAGTGGCTACGCCTGTTGATGATGCTGCAGAGCAGGCAGAGCAGGCAGAGCAGGCAGAGCAGCAGGAAGAATCTGCCAGCAAATCGAAGAAGGCAAAATAACCATGGCTGACCCAATCACGGCGGCAGACGTGCAGGCGTTCCTCGGTGAGTTGGGTTACGCCATTCCCGGCGCTCTGCTCGATCCGATTCTCTGCGTGGTGAACAAGATTATCCCGTGCCTCGATGGTGCGGGGTATGACGACTGCAGCGCAAAGCTCATCCTGATGTATGCCGCTGCACTCATGGCGACGTCATCCGGCGCCCGCCGCATCAAATCGCAGGGTGCTCCGTCCGGCGCTTCCCGCTCGTTTGAGTATGGCGACGACAGCATCACCTGGCTACGCGACTCCTTGTCCCGACTCGATACCAGCGGCTGCACCAGTGAACTCCCGATCAGCGCCGGCAACAGTGTGGGGCTGTTTATGGTGGTCGGGGGCTGTTAATGGCATGGGTTTCAGTTCAGCAACGACTGCCGCGGACGTTTACCCGGGTGTGGGTGATCACCGATACCGGTGAGCAAACGACGGCGTACGTGAAAAGCGACGGAGAGTGGTTCATCAACTGCGACCGCATACGCGCCACAGGCGCTGTTGTGCTGCGATGGAGGGATGACTGATGTCATCGGTAGCTAATTGGTCATACACCGCGACGGCGACAATCTGGCGGCGCATACGCGATGCCGACGGTAGTGATACCGACGGCGGAGGTCAGCCGTACGGATGGGAAGCGCCGATCGCCATTCTCTGCGACTACCAGGGTGGACTCTCTGCGAAAATCGGTGACCTTGGCCGGGAAATCGTGGTCAAAAACACGATATGGACCGAGTACGCAGCGGCGAGGGATGGGGATTCCATTCTTATTGGCGCATCAACCGCGCTGCAACCGCCGGACGAGGCCGACGAGATACGGCAGATCGTTCAATTCGCCGATACGTTCGAGCGACTGGCGGATGATTTCGCAATAATCACGGGAGTATAGGCATGGGCGCTAAAGTTCGCGGCATCCGCCAGGCCAAGGCCAATCTTGACCGCATCATTAAGGACGTGCATGGGCGCAAGGTTGTGCGCGCGTTGCAGTCGGCGATGCTTATCGGTAGCGCGCAGGCGGCGCTATATACCCCGATCGACACGTCCACTCTCATCAATAGCCAGTTCCGGGAAATCACTGCTAATGGTGTGCGGGTGACCGGGCGCGTAGGCTACACGGCTAACTATGCCGTATTCGTTCACGACCCTGAGGTGAAGCAGACCTTCAGGCGCACAACGGCGCAGAAAGAGTTCTTAACGAAGGGCTTCGAGGATACCCGCAACCAGATAGACGCCGCGGTTAAGAAGGAGCTCGCACTATGACTCCCCCGATGTACATGCGCCTGAAAGACCTGTTTATGGAAGAAGGGCTGACCGCGGGGTTTAAGGTGCAATGGCGGCAGTGGCGCGATACCGGGAAGGCAGCCGATCAGTTCATCGTGTTCCGGCCTTCCGGCGGAACTAATATCGAATACGACCGCGGCGGCGACTGGTATGTGATGGTCGATGTCGTCTCGTCGAAATCGAATCCTGATGCTGCTGATGCCGCGGTGAACGCTATCGTTGAATACGTCAGTGCTCAATCCGGTGCCGATGATTGCGTCGGCGCGCTGAGCCTTGTCGGCAACGTTCCGGCGCCAATAACCACCGAAGAGGGCCGGTTAGTTACCCGACTGCTCATCTCCTGCACATACGGCGAATAGTCGCCAGAATCACCCATCAGGCTGCCATCTGGCGGCCTTTTTTATTTGAGAGGCATACATGCAAGGCTGCGCTAATGATACCGGCAAGCTGATTGGGAAGGCGGCCGTGCTCCGCATGGCTATGGGCTGTGCGGATACGGTCCCTGCGCTTTCTGAATGGAAACGCCTGGGGGCGTTGACGACTAAGGGCTTCGACTACTCCATGAATACCGTCACCTCTGAGGCTGACGATACGAAAGGTCTGGTGGAGAACCTGGTTAACAACATGGACTTCACCATCTCTGGGGAAGGTGAGTTCCGCAAAAAGGATAAAACGACTGAAATCGGCGCCATCGCTATCTCGAAATATATTTTCGATGAAATGCAGGCGGGCCGCCAGCCGACGATCTGGGTTCGCTTCGACTTTACTGGCGAAGACGCCGGCACCTACATCATGGGGTATTTCAACACCACTTCATGGTCTGGTGACTTCGGTACTTCCGACATCTCGACCTTCTCCGGTGAGTGGAAAGTTGCCGACGCGGATACCGTGGTATTTGAAGTTGCTCCGCCGGCGCTGGCGTTCACCACGAACCTGGCACCGACTAAATCCGTTGCTACCGGCTCCGCTCTTAACATGCCGGTGGTGGTTGAAGGCGGCACGTCTCCATACACCTACGTGTGGAAAAAAGACGGCTCCGTCGTCAGCGGGCAAACCACTGCAACGTTTAACAAAGCGAGCGCCGTGTCTGGAGACGCCGGGGTTTACACCTGTGAGGTCACCGACTCCTCAGCGACGCCAGTCAAAATTACCTCAGTGGCATGCACGGTCACGATCAGCTAACCACGTCGTGAATAGTACAAAGGGCGTTCTGCGCCCTTGATACTGTTTATGGAGCGACTATGACCCCCATTAAAGAATTAGGTGAGTGCCTTATCGGTACCGATGACCGGGAATTCTTTTTCCGACCGTCGTTTCGCAACATGGCGCGCATCGGCGAGCCAGAGGAAATCGTTCAGACGTTCTATGACCTGTGCAACGATGAGGCTACCCCACTAATACAGCGCGCGGCCGAGGCCTATATACGTGACGAATACAGCCGCCTTCCTGATTGTGTGCTGCGATATATCCAGAGCGGACTGCTGACCCGCAAAGCAATAATGGCAGCGCATACGGTGCTTACGGCATGCTGCGATGACGACATTGGCGCGCTGGTTGGTTGGATGAAGTCTGGGAAGACCCGTAAGCGTGGCTTTGTCTGGCGCCCGGGCAGCATGCCGCCGGAGAACATGGTCATCATCGCGCGAAACCTGATGATGCACGGCATCGTCGGCAAGGCGAAGGTGCGTAAGCTTCAGCGCTACGAAACGAACGAGACCACCTCGGAATTCCGCGCAACTGACTACATCATGGCGGCCCGCAACCATTTCGGCATAAGCCGGGATGAGGCCGAAAACCTGACGATGACGGAATTTGCAATACTTCTCAACGCCAAATACCCGAACCAGAAAGGCTTTACGCGCGAAGAGTACGACACGGTTATGGACGAAGACGATCGCCGGTGGCAGGCGATGATGGATAAAGAGCGAACCAGTAAAGACAGCTAAAGGACCTCGGATCAGGACTGTTATTTTTATAGATTGCTAGTCCAACTCTTTATGCACACTTCACGTATTTATGGTTAAAATAGTCGATTCTTAACCTGGCTTGAGGCATAGATGCTTACAATTGAAGAGATAGGCCAATCTGTCCGTAATAACATTCAACTCGTATTGGATAATTTCGGATTGCCTCTAGCTGTCGGTCCTATAAGTGATGAGGATTACAAAGTTCTCTCTGGCGGCTTTGGAGAGTTGGAATGGGACTACGTCCTTGCTACGCATGGAAACTCTCCCGAGCGTTATGAATTTTGTATCAAGTTGGTCAACCATGAGGTGATGGAAAGCGTTCCATCAGGGGCAGCTTTGTGTATCTTCGGGGTTGAAGAGCACACATTCAGCATCCATATGATTGAAAGCTTTGTAAGAGATGATGCAGAGCACCCACTTAAAGGTCGTATGGTTCTTATCACGTTAATGAGTGCATATTTGTTCTGTATGGCTGTAGAATGCCCAACCGTACGCATCATTGAACCTGTTCCAGAGCTGCTTGGTTTCTACGGAAGCTTTGGATTTAACATGTTATCATGCGGGTATATCATGGAAGCAGACCTTTCTGATATTGAAGATGTGTTCAACAAATTCGCACAATTAAGCTAGACGGGATCCCGTTACAGGTTGTACGATGTGTCACCCCTTACCTTTCAGGTAATGAGGGTTATCAATACAGACGGCAATCTGAAGTTGATAGTACTGATTGGTATACCCGATTGGTAATGAGTAGAGGCAACAACTACTCTTAATTTGAAAGTTAGAGACACACTACAAGTCTCCGAGGTACTTATGAAAGCTCAAAAAGCAACCAAGCCAGAAGTTAAATTCGACACTATGAAAGCATTCGCAGGAATGGGTGCTGCTGTTGAAGTGCTGATGAAGGCTGCGCCTAACGCGTTTACCCATGCAACCATCGTGGGTAAAGAACAGCAAGGTAAGCCGCGTCGCCGCAAGGCAGCATGATCCTAGCTGGTGCTTTTTGGAACCCGCCATTTGGCGGGTTTTTTGATTTCTGGTCCTTGCTCACTTCCCAATCAGCGCTGATAATCCTGCGGTAGTCACGGCTTGTACCACGGCTTTAATGGCTTCCGTCGACATTTCGCCGAGGGTTGATTTGGCCTTTTCCTTCTGCTCATCGTTCATGTTTGAAATTGCAATGAGGTCCTCCAGGACGACAACAGCATCACGATGAAACTTGATGGTCTGGACGTTCAAGATTGCAGAGAGGCCGCCATCTTGTTGAATGAAGTCAATACCCTTAGCAGTAATAATAATCGCTCCGGGGTTTATGCTATAGCCGTTAAGGTGATGCCGTAACCCGCTGTGAATCAGCTCGTGTTCTTCGAGGTAAAGCAGGTTTGCTACAAAGGTATCATCACTATCAAACATTGATTTCAACTCAACATATGCATTGTTTTGCAGATGGTTTGGGTAAGCATTAAACAGTATCTGGAGAAGCTCTTTTTGCTTTTCCCTTTCAAGTTTTATCATTTTCAATCCCGTAAGTTGTTTTTGCTCAGGAACAAGAAAAGTCTACTATAGCTTGAATTTTGCCATGGGAAATAGCGTTCCAATGACACTCTTTTGTCGTTCCCCCGCATCCCTGCTACGATTGCCGCATCATTTACTGATGGGGATAGGGATATGAAAAAGATTTTATTGGCAGCGGTTTTAGCCGCGTCGTCGTTTGTTATTGCTGGATGCGCACCAAAGCCACCTTCTCAAGTGGCAATATCAACTGCAAATTACGGCACCTTGCCGACTGATTATCAGCAGCAAATTAAAAATCACATGACATCCATTCTGAAAGACCCGGAGTCAGCCAGATATACGTTTGAGCCTCCATTCAAAGGTTATTCGCAAGATGGCTCCCTTTCTTCAACGGGTGGTGGTGTAACGTATGGTCAAGTCGTTGGTGTGCAGGTCAATGCCAAAAACAGTTATGGTGGTTACACAGGGAATCAGCTTTATGTGTTCATGTTCGCCAATGGCGTCATGTACGACTCTACGGCAAACTTTCAATATGGCCGTGTAAAGCGAGCACCTTAAAGATAAATAATAACAACCTCGCTCCGGCGGGGTTTTTTATTGCCCGGAGAAAGGTATGGCAGAGAACGCTGGCAGCATTTATTACGACATTGAGATGGATGTGCAAGGTCTGCTGACTTCGCAGCAGCGTGTAAATCAGCGCCTTGATCTGATGGAGCGTGGCTTTGATAAAACAACACGTTCTATTGATACTACAGAGCGATCGATGTCGAGTTTATCGCGCGTAGCTGTTGGACTTACTGCTGCTCTTTCCGTTCAGCAGGTGGCTGAATATGCTGATGCATGGGCGACAGTAAACAATAAACTCTCAAACTCAGTAAGGCCGACAGAACAATTAGCTGATGTAACTCAGCGTGTATTTGATGTTACTCAGGCAACCAGAAGCAGCCTTGATGCTACGGCAACACTTTACGCCAGACTGGAAAGAGGGACGCGGCAGTACAATACGTCGGCTGCAGATCTGGCCAAGCTCACGACAATCATTAACCAGGGGTTTGTTGTTTCCGGTGCCACAGCTCAGGAGGCTGAGAACGCAATCATTCAGCTATCCCAAGGCATTGCTTCTGGCGTTCTGAGGGGGGAGGAATTCAACTCAGTAGCCGAGCAAGGCAGCCGTCTCATGGTTGCACTGGCTGATTCTTTAGGTGTTGGAATCGGCGAACTGCGGGCGATGGCTGCGCAAGGGAAGTTGACCACCGACGTTGTGGTGAATGGGCTTCTTTCTCAGGGGACTGTAATCGGTGCTGAATTTGCCAACACAACTACGACTATCAGCCAGGCTCTTCAGGTTGCTGGCAACAACATCACTAAGTTTTTTGGTGAAAATTCTACGGTTAAAACAGGCGCGGCAATTTTCAGTGATGCAGTCGTCACCATCAGTGAAAATATTGGCGGACTGAGCGCGTTGCTGACTGGTGTCGCGGCTATTCTTGGGAGTCGGTATGTCGGCGCCTTAACTATGGCCACTGCGGCTAAAATCAAAGCAGCTGCCGCATCTCGCACGCTTTCAGCAGAAGAATCATTAGCGGCTCAGGCTGCCGCGAATAAAGCAGCGGCAGACCTCAGGGCTGCAGCGGTCGCAAAAGAACGGGCCTTGGATGAGATAAGGCTCGCAGAAATGATGCGGCTTACTGCTATCAGCGAAACCAACGCTGCGGCAGCTGAACAGCGCTTGTCCGTTGCAAGGGTTGCGGCTGCCGGTGCGGTTGATAATTATAATCGAGCACTGGCGGCAAACAGGGCTGCTCAAATTGCTCTCTCATCTGGTGCCAGCCTGGCTAGCAGGGCTCTCGGGTTAATTGGTGGGCCTGCCGGAGCGGCAATGCTTGCTGCTAGTGCAATCCTTTACTTTTCACAGCGCGCAAAAGAGGCCAGGAATGACGCTAATGTCCTTGCAGATAGCGTTAACGATCTGAGCTCAAAATTCCAGACGATGTCGCATACAGAGCTGGCGGCAACGATAGGAAAGCTAAGCCAAAGCCTGCCTGAATTAAGTGACGCGGTATCTGACGCACAAAAGGAATTCAATGACGCGACATCTGCTGTCCAGCGACAACAGAGAGAAATTGCAAACTGGGGTACGAATACAACGAGAGGGCGGCAGGCTGCCGAGGCACTTGGCGGCGCACAGGATAACCTAGCTATAGCCACCCTTGAGCTGGAGAAGGCCCAGAACAGGCTAAGCCAGACCCAAAACGCTATTAACATTGGTCGCGCTACGCTGAACGGAACGATGAAGCAAGGTATTGATTTGCTCCGCAGGGATGGACAGGAAGCGGGAATTGCTGCCGGCATGATGAGCAAGTTGGGAGATATGATTAATTTTGCTGCCAAGGCAAAAGACAAATTCAACTCCAGCAGCCTCATGGTTGAACGCCCGAAAGATGTTCAGGAGTATCTGGATAAGCTACAGGATCAGGTAACACTTCCGAGCGAACTTAATGACAGGAAGCGAGCGCAATTAAGGGCTGAGCAGGATATTAGGAAACTCGGTGGATCAGAGGCGGATGTTAACCTTGCTCGTGACAGGGCCGCCGCTGAATTTGATGCTCAACAGGCGCAGCAAAACAATAAAAAGGCCACCAAGGACGCAACCGCGGAGGCTAAGAAAGCTGAAACTCAAGAGCAACGGAACGTGAAAGTTCTTGAAGAATATAGCCAAAAAGCAAATTTATCGGCTGACTCAACAAGCGACCTTTCACGCGAGCAGGCGATTCTTGCAGCAAAGCAGAAGTTAACAAATGCCACGCCACAGCAGATTGCACAGGTTGAGCGTGATGCTGCGGCCGCTTGGGATAAAGTTGCTGCGCTTAAGGCGCAGAATGCAGTCCCAATCCTAAAAGAGAATGCTGATTACGCCGCTGAGAGAAAGGCGCTTGATAGTCTGAAAGACCAAAAAGATACCAATGGTCAGCTTATAATTTCTCAAGAGCAATATAATCAGGCTAGCGAGGAGTTAGAACAGAAGCACCAGGTCGCTTTAGCAAAAATACGTGCAGGGCAGGTGGTGACACCACAGCAACAGGCTCAAGGTGAGGTAGATCCGGTGCGACGCCTTGCCAACCAGCACGCTCAAGAATTAGCGCTCATCCAACAGTTTGAAACCCAAAAGGGCCAGATCACTGCTAATGGACTTGCATTGATGAATGCTGCTAATACTCAGTACGAGCAGCAGCGTATCGCGGCTCAGTGGGCGCTCTTCACTCAGCAAAGCATCGGTTATGAAGCTTTGGGCGCTGCGGTTGATGCGTTTGGTAGTCAAGCATCCAATGCGTTAACTGGAGTAATAACGGGCAGTATGTCAGCTAACGACGCACTCCGCTCAATCGGCAATACCATTCTGAACGACGTAATTGATACGTTCGTGCAAATGGGTATCCAACAAGCCAAATCCGCCATCATGGGTGCAACAGCTCAGAATGCGGCGATAGCTACCACGACCGCGGCGCAGGTAGGTGGCCTTGCCACTACCACTGCGGCGAGCACAGCCTCTGCCGGTACGACAATGGCCGCATGGCTTCCTGCTGCTCTGGTTGCATCTGTGGGCTCGTTTGGTGCAGCGGCTATCATCGGTGGTGCTGCGCTGGTTGGCGCGTTTGCTCTAACTAAAGCGCTGGGCCGTAAGAATGGTGGCCCTGTAACTGCGGGCAGTGTCTATCCGGTCGGTGAGGGGAACCTTCCTGAATTCATGCAGACCAGCAAAGGCCTGTTCATGATTCCAGGTGATAGCGGGAAGGTATTCAGTAACAAAGAGGTTACTGGTTCTCCGAGTATCAAAAAGGCATCGACCGGTAGTGAGTATCAAAGCCAAAAAAGCGATTCGGGTAATGTTTCTGGAATATCGAACTCAAACCAGGGGTTAAACGTGCAGGTGGTCATCAACAATCAGGTGTCGAACGCTAAGCCTCAATACATGGGGGCTAATCAGGTTGATGGTAACTATATAATTGAGTTTCTGGTTTCTGATGCAGAGCGTAACGGACCATATATCAGTACGCTACAATCGACGTTTGGAGTATCTCGCAGAGCAAATGGGGACTTTTGATGGATGAAATAAAGAGGTTTTCAGGGCCAGTAGACGGATACAGTATGGGTATTGATGTTGGTAAAACAACAATATTCCGATACAACAGGCTGGTAAAGTTTAGGCTTGAACTGACTAACGGCACGATCGTGGAAGGAATCATTCCGGCCAATTCGGAATTTAAGGTTACGCCTCAGGATGGGGATATCAAAAAATTCGATGTCATAATCGAAGATATTCCTAAGTCGCCACAAGTTGTCGAATAGAAACCAACCCGCTCCGGCGGGTTTTTTATTGGAGTAGACAAATGGAAGATAAAAAATTGCTGGCATCCATATCGGTCGACACCAGCGAGGCTCAATCGCAACTTGATAGCCTAATCTCCTTACTTGAGCTTAAATTTGGTTCCCTTCAACCTGTCTCTGAGCGTATCAACCAGGAACTCTTTGCTGTGGCGAAAGACATCGTTTTTGCTGATAGCCCTTCCGCAGGATGCACAGGACTCGACATTGTCTATGGTGTGCGGTTCGGCGCTAAATATGAATTGCTCACTGCCGCAATCAGGGCAGGAGAGTTTGACTCTGAATTTCTCTGACATATACCCCATCCTTTCTCTGTGTGAAAAACACACAGTAACAGTGGTACACATTTAGCAACATCCTGATATTCGATCAGTGCCGCAGCCGCGGCTTTTTTTATGCTCGGAGGAAACGTGGCAACAGTTTCATACCCGGATATGCTGCCGCTTCCTCAGCGCGCAGACCAGAACATGACGCAGGATACTGCGTGGCAGACAACGCAGCCGGCAATTGGGCCCGCTATCTTCACGCCGCTAACCACTGACCTGAAATCGACCTGGTCTCTGCAGTGGAAATTCACGCTGCAGCAGGCTGAACGGTTTAAATCGTGGCTCCGATCACCGACGTACTGCGACCGTGGACGTAACTGGTTCCAGATGCGCATTGACCTCGGCGATACGCAGGGCGTGCAGCTGCAGACCCTGCATTTCATCAGCATGCCGGTACAGACCAGTAAAAACGGCAATATCGTCATCTGGACCGCCAGCGTCATTTGCAACGGTATCGAGGACATCACCGAGGACTACGACGACTGGATCGTCGAGGCGCCAGAGAACTACGGCTACTGGCTGGATTATCTGGTCACTGCCGTTATGCCGAGGGCTGATTAATGCCGACTTTACGAGAGTGGAAAGAGCGCCG